CCTTTGATGCAGAATAGTAGGGCTTCACAAGTATATAAAAATGCAACAGTAGGGGGAGCAGAGCAAGGTAGCTCTCAGTTTAAAAATGGTTCAGCAGTTACATTCGTGAACCGAGCTGCTGCCTTTAATAACCTAGCGGTTGACTCTCAAATACTATTTACGATGATTGATGTAGATGTAGCCGAAGCAAAGGTGCTAGATGGTATTAGTGTATGTCCCTCGGATGCTCAAACTTTTCACCTACAAGGACTGATGAACGAACTTATTATTTACAACTCAGACCAATCAAACAATCGCCCTGCTATCGAAGCAAACATCAACTCTCAATATCAAATTTATTAATAATTATGGAAGACGAAATAGAAGAAATCACCCCTAAGTATCTTGTGTTTGACCAAGAAGCTGACGGACTTAACCGTGCTGATGTTGAAGGCATCGCTCGTAACTATTCTTATCACAGAAATGGTATAGGAACTCGTTACTACAATACCCCTGTTCCCTGTGAAGATGGTACATGGGCACTAGAAGTATCTCTATACAGAACTTTATCTGAAGATGAAGAGACAGTAGATACTATTACTTTATTAACTACTGAAGAATAATGCATAATACAGCCGAATCCCTATATACATCCCTAGAAAGTAACCGTTATAGTTACCTTACTAGAGCAAGGCAATCTTCTAGGATTACTTTACCCTATGTAATGCCTGATGAAGGATTTGGTTCACATAGTCGTCTTCATACCCCCTTTCAAGGCATTGGGGCACGCGGAGTGAATAACCTCGCTTCAAAATTACTACTAGCACTCCTACCTCCCAATGCCCCATTTTTCCGCCTTAACATAGATAAGTATGGACTTATTAAAGAAGGAGCTAAACCCGAACTAGTTACATCTATCGAGCAATCTCTGCAACAAGTAGAAGAAGCAGTAATGGATGAGATTAGCAGAGAGACCTATAGAGTTGGTATACATGAAGCTCTGAAGCATCTTATCATTACAGGTAATGCGTTAATATACTTACCCGATGATGGGGGTCTACGAGTATTCCATTTAGATAGATATGTTGTAGAGCGTGACCCTATGGGTAACATCTTAAAAATAGCTACAAAAGAAACCGTTTCATACACAACTTTACCTGACCACGTTAAAGAAGCTATAGGTGCAGAGTATTCTGCTAAGTCAGGTGATGATGATTGTGATATGTATACTGCAATATGTAGAGAGGATAATAAATGGCATGTGTACCAAGACATACACGGTGTTCGTTTACCTGAATCAGAAGGTTATTATCCTTTAGATAAAAATCCTTATTTACCCCTACGCTTCTCTAGAATTGATGGCGAATATTATGGGCGTGGATATGTAGAAGAATATCTAGGTGATTTACAAAGTTTAGAAACACTAACTCAAGCAATCGTAGAAGGTAGTGCAGCCGCTGCCAAAGTATTATTCTTGGTTAACCCTAACGGAACTACAAGAGCTAGAACTTTAGCAGAGAGTCCTAACGGAGCAATCACTCAAGGTAACGCTCAGGATGTAAGTGTATTACAACTAGGAAAATTTAATGACTTCCGTGTAGCACAAGAGACAATCAACACAATTAAAGATAGATTAGGACATGCGTTCTTACTTACCTCAGGTGTTGTTCGTCAAGCTGAACGTGTTACAGCAGAAGAAATAAGAATGTTATCTCAGGAGTTAGAGGCTGCTTTAGGTGGTCTTTACTCTTTACTAAGTACTGAATTACAAATGCCTATGGTCAATAGATTAATGGCGGTAATGAAGAAAAAGAAACTGCTACCTGAGATACCTAAAGATATAGTTAACCCTGTCATCATTACAGGTGTAGAAGCATTAGGACGAGGGAATGATTTACAGAAACTAGATATGTTTCTAGGAGGGGCTCAACAAGTAGTTGGTCCTGAAGCCATAGCACAATATTTAAATGTAGCAGAGTACTTCAATAGGAGAGCTACAGCGTTAGGAATCAAAACAACCAATTTAATCAAAACTCAAGAAGAGCTCCAAGCTGAAATGGAACAAGCACAGCAAATGCAAATGGCTGAGAAACTTGGACCATCAGGTATAAAAGCTGCTTCTGACACAATCAATAATCCACAATTAACTAGCGAGGAACAATAATTATGGCTGACCTACAACAAGTAAGTATAAACGAAAAAACAGAGGATGAAAATATTTCTCTTGAAAAAGAATTAGAAATGCAAGAAGCAATTAAGCAGGACAAAGAGAATGCTGAAGCTACCACAGATGTAGCAGAAGAGCGTCCTGATTGGCTACCTGAGAAATTTAGTAGCCCTGAAGATATGGCTAAAGCATACTCAGAAATCGAGAAAAAACAGTCCGCATCAGATGAAGACAAAGTTGATGCAGAAGAAGAAGATAAACCGAACACCCCTGATACTAACGATGTCATCTCTAAAGCGTCTGAAGTTTTTGCAGAGAAGGGCGAGCTTGGTGATAAAGATTACAATGCTCTTGCCAAAGTGGGAATTTCTAGAGAAATGGTTGATGCGTATATTAATGGGCAACAAGCTATGGTTTCAGCTCAGGAACTCGAAGTACAAGACGTGGTCGGAGGCGGAGCAAATTATGAAGCAATGTCAGCATGGGCATCGGAACACTTATCAGAAACTGAAATAGGGGCATTTGATGAAGTTGTTACTGATGGAACTGTTGACCAAGCTAAAATGGCTGTGCAAGGACTTTATGCTAGATTTGTATCTAGTGGCGGTAAACCACCTAATGTTAATCAAGGTGCAGTTACAGGTAGCTCAGCTAAACCTTTTGGTTCTGCTGCTCAAATTACTGAAGCTATGGCAGACCCACGTTATGCGAATGACCCTGCGTATCGCCAACAAGTTGAGCAACGACTAGCTGTATCGAACGCATTCTAAAATGAGTACAGAATTAATAGCAATGTTAGGAGGTAGTGCCTCAGGATTTATTTTTAAAATCATAGGTACACTAGCCGCTAACCAACAAGCTAACTTAGAGTCTCTTTTAAAGAAACAAAAAGCTAATGATGTAAGTCAAAACCAAGCGGCAAAGCGTGGTGGCGAATGGGTAAGAAGATTAATAGTTGTTACCGTACTCTTCGGAGTAGTGGTAGCACCCTTTATCCTCGCTCATAGTCCTGAAGGAATTACTATAGGTACTGAGTACACTAGGTTCTTTGGATTATTCACAGGTACAGTATATGAAACCTTATCAGGTTATGTAATCTTACCTGAGATAAGACAAACAGTTCTAGCAATAGTTGGATTCTACTTTGGTTCATCAACGGTTAAATAAAATGAATGAAAATCATACTACTATTTTTAATACCCTTTATAGGAATACAAGCAAATGAACTGTCCAAACTTACCCTCAACGAACTCGTGCACCTCATCCCCTTGTGGGAAGTGCCTGCCAACTCTCCTCTCAACATTGAAGGAGACAATGGTAAAGCTTATGGTCACTATCAAATCACTCCTATTATGGTCGCTGATTTCAATCGTATTAGTGGTAAAGCGTATAGGCACGAAGATTGTTTTGATGTTACGAAGAGCAGAGAAATTGCTACGGTAGTCCTTACTCACTACGCAAATCATATAGTTTCACAAGGATACACTCTTAGAGTATCTCATCTACTATTCATATGGAATGGTGGTGGAGGTGCATGGAGAAGAGTGCATTGCCCTGTGGATGATATTAAGCAACAGAGGTTGGAAAGATATAATGACAAAGCAATGGTTTTTATAAATAAATTTTATGAGCAGAGAAAAGTTAAGCATGAGAAAAGAGCACAAGAACCCATCAGGGGGACTAAGTGCTAAAGGTCGTGCGTATTATAATAATAAGACAGGTTCTAATTTAAAAGCCCCTGTAACCGAGAGTAACCCCAAAGGTAAACGAGCAGGACGAAAGAAATCATTCTGTGCTCGTATGAGTGGTGTTAAAGGTCCTATGAAGGACTCTAAAGGACGCCCCACTCGTAAAGCCTTAGCATTAAGAAAGTGGAAATGTTAACATGAGCCTATACGAAAACCTAAACAGACGTAAACGACTAGGAATTAGTCGCAGTAAAAAAAATTCAACAGTTTCTTCTAAGTCCTACAGTAATATGAAAAAGGGCTTTCCTAAGAAGAAAAAATAAGACTTTCCGTACTAATCCAAGTAAAGAAGTGCCCCTTGCGAGGGATAACACTAAAGCTGACCGAGAAAACGTACACCAAACAAAACTAAACAATAATAACCCCCTTAATAGGAGAATATAAATTATGGCATTAACAGGTGCAACCCCCGCATCACGAGTAGGACAAAATCTTGCTACAGGTGATGTGAATCAATTGTTTCTGAAAGTTTTCTCAGGTGAGATTCTAACAGCTTTCGAAACATCTACAGTCATGAAGGGACTACAAACACTTAGAACTATTTCTAGTGGTAAGTCTGCTTCATTCCCCGTGACAGGTATCGCTTCAGCGAACTATCACACAGTCGGTAACTCTATCCTAGAAACAGAATCAGGTGGAAGTTCTAAATACTTATCAGACATCCAAAAGACAGAGAAGCAAATCTTCATTGATGATATGCTAGTATCTTCAGTCTTCTTGGCTAACATTGATGAGATGAAGAACCACTATGATATCCGTTCTATCTATGCATCAGAGTTAGGTAAAGCATTAGCTAAACGTTTCGACATTGCTACAATGAAGACTCTATTTGGTGCTTCAGGTACTGCTGCTAACATCTCAGGTGTTACTGCTGCAGGTTCTCGTATCACATCAGGTGTAGACCACTCTACTGCTCAAGGTATCATTGATTCCTTATATGCAATGGCTGCTAAACTTGATGAGAACGAAGCTCCATCAGAAGGACGTTTCGCTATCTTAGCTCCATCTACATACTACAAGTTAATCACTTCTGACAATGTTGCTGTATCTAATGCAGGTGCATTCGGAGGTACTTCAAGCGTAGTTGGTGGATTCAATGTTAAGTCCCCATTCGAGAGTGCTACCGCTTCAGGTATCGTTCCTCAAGTTGCAGGTATTAGCTTATTCAAGTCTAACCACTTAGTAAGTATCGCTGCTTCAGGTGACCAAACATCAGGTACAGATATTGATTCTAATGCAGGTATCAATAATGATATAACAGGTAGTGCTACAGGTGCAGGGTATAACTCTGACTTCACAGGACTTGTTACAGGTTCTGCAGGTAGTGAAACTTATGGTATCATTGGTGGTACTAAAGGAGCTATCGGTACTGTTAAACTCTTAGACTTAGCTACTGAGTCTGAATACCAAATCGAAAGACAAGGACACTTGTTCGTTGCTAAATATGCAATGGGACACGGATGTCTACGTCCTGAGTGTGCGGTATCAGTCCTAGTTGACTAATATAACCCTCTTAAGCCCTCATAGGTATATTCCTATGGGGGTTTTTTTATATTTATAATTATATGCCAAATACATTAGACCCAAATAGTGCTGTTCCTACAATTCTACAGGATTCAGTCAATATCGTTCTCTCCACTTTAGGAGAAGCACCTGTAAATTCGCTTACAGGAACTACCGCATCTCTTGCGTTAAATATTATTGAAGAAGTAAGTAACGATATTCAAAGTAAAGGATGGTGGTTTAATCAACAGACAGGAGGTAACTTTAGTTCTTCAGCTAATATTATCATATATCCTTCTAATACAAGTAGTGATTGGCATGCTAACATTCCTGAAGAAGCAAGACGATACATTACAATACGAGCCGCTCGGATAGCTCATACTAGACTCATAGGAACTGAAGAGAACTTTAAGTTCAGTTTTCAAGAAGAACAAGTATCGTTAGCAATATTACAACAAGCTCACGTTAGAAATTCTAATGGTGACTTATCTTTCTCATCCTACCCATCAGATTTAAAAAATCTAGGTATTGATGAATATATTTTTATACAAGGGAACTTAGAAGAAAAACTAAGGACCATAGGGCTCGCTAGTGAATTATCTAACAGAGCTAAGACAGTTGCAGAGACTGCTTTATTAGGTAGACAATCAAACAATGTTTATGCTGATACTACACTTAAAGGAGCACAAGCTACAGATGTGGCAGCTGATACTACGCTTAAAGGTAAGCAAGGTTCTCTTGTAGACGCTCAAAGATTAGATGTTAATAAAGATACTGAAGTAAAAGGAAAACAAAAGGAGCTAATTGGAGCACAAGCAACTGATGTCGCTGCTGACACAACCTTGAAAGGTAAGCAAGGAGCTCTCCTTGACTCACAAAAGACAGAGTTAGACGTAAAAACCCTTATAGGAGCAACCGCAGAGAGCACGTTTATGACACAAGTTCTTTCAGGGGTGTCAGCTAGTTACGTTGATTATGCTCCTGAGTTTAGAATTATGGGTATTCAAGAAACAGCTTTTCAAGAAATGCCTGCATACAAAAAATATGAATTATTACATGATGCACAAACAATGAAAACTGCTCGTGGGTTAAACGTAGTACCAACAGGTCAGCTATTAACGAGTTTAAATAATGTGTTAGGTCTTATAGGTGAGCCTAGATTACAATCACCAAATTTAAACTTAACTCATAGTTCTATAGCTTCAGAAGCTTATAGTTTACTATATCAAACCGACAGAGAGTTACAAAGTCGTGGATGGTGGTTTAATACAGAAGATAATGTAGAATTTACAGCAAATGCTAGTGGTCAAATATCTTTGGCTAATTTTGCTACTCTTCTTAGTGTAGAATTAAATGATATTCCTCATACTACAATATTCTTAGACGATGGAAGTAATGTTCGTTTACTCAAGGATTTAAATAAAAACTCAACAACAAGTTTCTCAGGAACTGAAAAAGGAAGAGTAATTTTCTTAAGAGATATTGCCGTAAATGAAGTACCTGAAAAATATCGTCAGTATCTTGAGGTTCGTGTAGCTATGATATTAACAGAGCTATATCCACAAAGCGGTATTGATATTCAACGTCTCCCTAAGATGGAAGCAGAACTAGAAACTTACTTCAAAGATAGAGAAGCCGAAGAGGCTAATTACTCTGTGTTTGACAACTATGATGTAACTTCTAGGATTGGTATAAACCGCAATTACAAACTTACATAATGCCCTTAATTAACACTAGTATTCCCAACCTTATTGGTGGCGTTTCCCAGCAACCTGACGCAGTTCGATTTGATGGTCAGTGCGAGGAGCAAACAAACGCTATCAGTTCTGTTGTAGATGGATTAAGTAAAAGACCTAATACACAACACATCGCTAAGTTAGTATCATCGGCTATTAGTTCTAATTCTTTTGTACACTTTGTTGATAGGTCTGACACGGAAAAGTATGTTATCATTCATGATGGTACTGCTTTAAAAGCTT